AATGGTGTGGCACCCGAGCCGACGTCCCTGCTGGAAGCAGTCAAGTTCGCGCGAGAGGGAGCGCCACGCCTCTAATTTTTTAGGGGCTATCAATGCCGACGTATACCGCGCCGCTACTCAATCACATTACGACCGCCGCGCTTGATTGGTGGATGAACAAGGGGACCGCCTTCAAAGAGGCGATTCTCGAAAAGCCGCTCTTGGCCAGCATGGAATCCAAGAAGAAGACCTTCCCTGGTGGTAAAGGCAATATCATCATTAGCGTGAAGGGCGACTACGGCAACACCGCAGCTCCCGGCACCGACGACCAGCTCAAAGGCTACGAGCTGGCCGACACCGTGACCTACTACACGCCGGCGAACCTGACCCAGGCGATCTTCCCGTGGAAGGAACATCATCTCGGCATCATGCTGACGCACTCCGAACTGAAGAGTGACGGCATTACGGTGAAGGATTCCGGCGACATGGACGACACGACCGAGCACTCCGGCCGTGACGACACCGTGCTGGTCGGCCTCCTGGAGGACGCCCTCGAAGACGTCTCCGAGCAGTACGCCCGCGGCATGAACAACCTGCTGTGGACCAACGGCGCGGCGGATCCGAAGGCGCTGGCCGGTATGGCGGCGTTGATCACCGACACCCCCGGCACCGGCATTGTGGCAGGCATCGATCGCGCCACCAGGACATGGTGGAGAAATCGCGCCTGGACTGCTGCGATGGGCACCGCTGTCGGCACCACGCCGGCTCTCGGCGCCTGGGGCGGCGGCGCGATCACCTCCGCTACCACCAACGGCGGCGCGCTGATCACCAAGCTGCAATCCGAGTACCGGCAACTTACGAAGTATGGCGCCAAGCCCAACACCGCGTTCTGCGGCTCGGACTGGCTTGGTGCTCTCGAGACTGAGCTGCGCGCGAACGGCAACTACGCGATGCAGGGTTTTGCCGGTGGCAAGGATATCAGCGTCGGCAAGATCTCCTACATGGGGACCGACTTCGAGTACGATCCGACACTGGATCAGCTCGGCAAGTCCAAGCGCTGCTACTGGTATGACAGCCGCGATATCTTCTTGGTCGCGATGCAGGATGAGTGGCGTCACCAGCATTCCCCGGACCGGACCCCGGACAAGTACGTCATCTATCGGTCCATCACTTCGACTGGGCAACTCTGTGCACGGCGTCTGAACGGCGCTGTCGTGATGGACATTGTCTGATCGAGACGGCCGGAGTGGAGGGCTGAGGGTCGCGCCGATCCCCTCCGCTCCGGCTATTTCTTAGGGAGCCAGCATGACCAAGAAGATTCAATACTGCACCTGCAAGATCAATCTCGCCGGCCAGAACTGCCACACCGTTATCTTCGGCGAGCACAACCCGGTGACCTGGCCGGAAGTCCAGATCCTGTACGCGCTGCATGGCGAAGAGAACGTCATGGACGTGATGCCGGTCGGCATCGGCGAAGTCTGGCCGACAGAAGAAAAGAACCGCCTCGCTGCCATCTATGGCCGCAAGGTCACCGAGGCGTGCTTCCCCGGCCGTGCGTTCCGCATGGAATACATGATGACCGAGGACACCAATCTGCCGGGCTACGACGCGCACGGCGCGCAAGTCTCCCCCGTCTCCACCAAGGTGGCGACGCCAGGCAACGGCGATCCTGACGACGAGGACGATGGCGGCGAGGATGAAGTGGCCAAGAATCTGGCGGCGGCGCAGATGGAGCCGATCTTCAAGCCGGGCCGCGGCCGCAGGTCACCTGAGCCGCGTAAGGAGGCGTAATGCCGCTTGGAGTAACGCTGCTTGAACTGCGTCGCGAGCTGCGGGCCGAGACCGGCACGTCGCTCAACCCCAACCAGGGGACGCAGGCGCAGGATACGATCGACATCCTGCTCGCGCGCCAGCAGCGCGAACTCTGGGACGCCTATACCTGGCAGCACCTCCAGCTCTGGCACGACATGCCGCTGGTCGCGGGGCAGGCGCAGTACTCCTACCCGCCGGCGATGGCGTTCGACCAGATCAAGCGCGTCCTGGTCGCCGATGGGCCGAACGGCAAATGGAAGCCGCTGACCTACGGCATCAAGGCCCACATGGTCCACGGCACGCCGTCGCAGGGCATGCCGGCGCGCTGGCGCAATGTCGCCACCGTCGACACCTCAGGCCCGACGCCGATCACCAATCCGGTCGGGCAGCTGGAGCTGCTGCCGGCGCCGTCGTCCGATGACCTGATCCTGCGCTTCGACGGCCAGGCCCCGCTGTCGCCGCTGATTGCGCCGACCGACACCTGCATCCTCGACAGCAAGGCGATCGTGCTGTTTGCGGCCGCCGAGGTGATGGCGACGCAAAAGAGCGAAGCCGCGCCGATGAAGCTGACCAAAGCTCAGAACTACTTGCGGCGATTACTTGCCGACCAAGGCGCGGACAAGCGCCAGAACTACAACATGGGCGGCATCTATCGCGGCGGCATCGACCCCGACAAGAACCGCCGCGTCGTCCCCTACCTCGACTACATCCCCGGCTGATGGAGGTAGTCGTTGCCATATTTTACGATCACGGACTTCGCGGCCGGACTGGATCTTCGCAGATCTGAGCTAACCGCGCCGGCCGGCACGCTGCGCTCGATGCTGAATTGCCATGTGACGCCGGGCGGTGAAATCGAAAAGCGGATGGCCTTCGTGCCGTTCTGGGAATGCTCGCCAGCGAGTAAAGGCTTGGTCGAGGTCAACCAGAAGCTCTACACCTTCGGCCCCAACGGCCCCTACGTCACCGAGCCTCCGAGCGGGATCTGGTCGGTCGGCGTGCTCGGCCAGGCCACCACCTCGATCTACGAGATCATCGACTACGACCTGTTCGACAACAAGGTGTTCACCATCCTGTGGAAGGACGCCGCCGGCACCGTCGGCCGCTACTACGACGGCGTCGACCTGCCGCTCGCCCGCGGCTTCTACTGTCGGACTTACAAAAATAAGATGTACACGGTCGAAGGCTCGATCCTGTACTTCTCGGCCGTCGGCAACGCCGGCGACTGGTCCGGCATGGCGCCGCCGACCCCGACCAATTTCATCGACCTGTCGATGGGCGATTCCGACATGACCGATTCGGTCGCGCTGGAAGTCTATTACGACAAGCTCGCGATCTTCTCCTACACCGCGGTGCAGCTCTGGGTGATGGACCCGGACTTCACTAAGAACCAGTACGTCCAGACGCTCAGGCAAGCCGGAACGCTGGCCTGGCGCAGTGTGATGCAATACGGCTCCGGCGATGTCATGTACCTCAGCCAGTCCGGCGTCCGCTCGCTCCGCGCCCGGAACTCGTCACTTGCAGCCGCCGTGTCCGACATTGGTTCACCTCTTGATCCTGTGTTCCAGGATCTGTTCCGCTACATGGGCGAGGACTGGATGTCTGGCGCGATCGCCATCCTGCAGCCGGTGACCGGCCGGTTCTGGGTGATCATGCCCGGCTCGGTGCAGTACGAAGGTGGCCCCTTAACTTCCCGCATTTACATCCTGTCGGCATTCCCTGGCCCCAAGATCACCGCCTGGTCGGAGTACGACGCGGGTTTCGTGATCACAGCGGCCACCATCCACAACAACCGTGTGGTGGTCCGCGACGACCACAACATCGTCTACGCCTTCGGCGGCATCTCCGACGACGGCCCGACCTACGACGACTGCCCGGTGGAGCTGATCTTCCCTTTCCATGCCGGCAACGAGGTCGCGACCTTCAAGACCTTCACGGGTCTCGACGCCACCTGCGCTGGCGTGCCCTGGGAAGTATCCTGCGCCTTCAATGTCGAGGACCAATACACCGAGGACTATGTCGGCGCCTTCAGCGGCGCGACCTTCCTGCAAGGCCGGTTCGCGATCCACGGCCATTCCACGCACATGTCATTGCGGCTGCGATCGGAGGAAGCCGGGCCGCAAACGCTCTCCAACATGGTGGTGCACTACCAGACATCGGAGAGCGGATGATTCACATCGTCGCCGCCGATCGTGGCCAAATCCGTTGGGTGCTGGAAAACATCCGCGATATCGACGCGCTGGAGATCGCTGCCGCCGGTGTCGATTTCACGCACATGCCTGATATCCTGATGCGGCACAAAGTGTTCTGCTTCGTCGCCTGCGATGAAGAGATCGGCCCGATCGCGGTCTGGGGCATGATCGAGCGCCGACAGGGTGTCGGCGCTGGATTCGCTTTCGGCACCAATGACTGGCGTCGGGCTGTGCTGCCGATGGTCCGGCAGATCCGCGGCTTTGTCATTCCATTCCTGCACTCGAACGGTTACCACCGGGTCGAGGCGGCGGCCCTGGCCGGCCGCGACGACGTGGCGGCCTTGATGCATCTGATCGGCGCGCGACCTGAAGCTCGACTTCGCGGCTATGGTATAAGCGGCGAAGACTTCATCTCTTACCGATGGCTCGCCGATGAACATGTCGATATCCAAACCGGGAAAAGCCAAGCGGACTGTGCATACACCGCACATTGAGATCCGTCTGGCCGTGAAGGAAGACGCCGCGATGATCGCGGAGTTTCTCGGTACGTTCTTCCATCGTTCCTGCTGGGCGGAACATCTGGAGTATCACCAGAAGAAAGCCGAGATCTATCTCAGCCACGCGCTCGGCTCGCAGTACGCGGTCTACGTCCTCGCGATGGACAAGGAGAAGATGGTCGGCGTCTGCTCCTACCACATCTTCAACGTCTTCACCGACCCGATGGCTGTCATGGACGAGACTTACACATCACCTGAATTCCGCCGCACCGATCTCGGCCGGCGATTGGTTGCCGTGGCAATCGACCTCGCCCGCGGCGACGGCTGCAAGCTGATGAACTTCCCGATCTGCTCCGGGATGGTCGCGCAGAATTCTCTCATGAACATGGTGGGTCGGCACTTCGGGGCGAAACCCGTCGGCATGATCTTCAGCAAGGCATTGTAAAGGATACGGACATGGGCGGGAAAGGTGGCGGTGGCGGCGGCGACCAGCAGTACGCGTACATGATGCAGCAGCAACAGGCGGCGGCGGCCAAGGCCAAGTCCGAGGCTGACGCGGCGGCCTTGCGCAAGACCGAGGCCGAGAAGCGCGCCGTCGATGACGCGGCATATGCGGAGAGGCTAGCTGCCGCCGAAAAGGTCAAATCCGAGAAGGCCGCAGCCGACAAGGCCGCCGCCGATGCGGACGCCGCTGCCAAGGTCGAAGCCGACAAGCTGGCGCACACCCCGCTCGGCAGCCCGATAGATTCGGGCGGCGCCATCACGACGCCGGGCGCCGCGGACAATGCACCGGGGACCACGCTCGGCGACGGCCTGGGCGGCGCGGTTTTAAAGCCGCCGACGTACTGGGTCAGCGGCACGGGCAAGGGTACGAACACAGGCCGGACATCCGGCGCCATCAAGACAGTCGTATAGGAGCGGAACATGGGCGGAAAAGGCGGCGGCGGCGGTGGCGGTGGCAGTAGCAATTGGCAGGCCCTCTATGTGACCGACCCCAAGACAGGCGGCGCGATGAGGGATGCGTCCGGCAACTTGATGACCCACGCTGCCTACGCGCAGCAGCAGTCCGATGAGGCGGCGGCGCTGGCGGCCGCCAATAAGCCGGCACCGGCAGCCGCGGCAGCCGCACCCGCGCCTGAACCGGAAGCGGCAGCACCCGTGGTCGACACCAGTCCGCCCAAGAACGACACCCTGGCGCCTTCGATCGGCGGCGGCAGCGACGTCATCGCGGATCCCGCTGCTCCCGGCGGCGCCGGCAGCAGCATCGATACCGGCGGTGTGCTCGGCGGTGCGGTTCTGAAGCCGCCGAGCTACTGGACCGGCAACATCAACAAGTACAAGCCGGGGTCGTCGACATCGAAGGGCGGCGGCAGCATGACGACGACGCAAACGTGAGGATCTGATCATGGGCGGCAAGGGCGGCGGCGGCGGTAACTACTATCAGCAACCGCCAGACACATCCGGTTACGCGACGCCTGAGGAGGCGAAGATCACGCTCGCGAAGGAAGCGCCGGTTGACTACGACGACTATCAGCAGCGCGTCAACGTCAAGAAGGCGGCCGCGGACGCCACCGCGAAGAAGCCGGATATCACGACGCAACTGCCGGAAGGCGAATCCGGCACCGAGACCACCGGCGATACCGCGGCCAAGGCGGTGCTGTCGCCGCCGGTGTTCTGGGCGGAATATGGCCAGGGGCCGTCGCCTTTGTTCAAGGGTGAGATCGACCCGACTACAACGACCACGCAGATCTGAGGACAAGCTCATGGGCGGTAAATCAGGGCCTTCGAACAACCAGATGGTGCAGTTCGAAATGCAACAGGCCCAGGAAGCCAAGGACAAAGAGAACAAGCGCCAGGCGCGTTTGGATCAGGGCAAGGGCGTGATCGACGATCTGTTCGGCAACCGAAATTTCGGTGACGATTTCTATGACAAGTATCGCAACGCCGAGCTTGATTACACCATGCCGCAATTGACCGAGCAGTTCACCGAGGCCAAGCGCGGCGCCGAGAACGATCTCGCGCGCGCTGGTCTGTTACGATCAGGTGCTGCCGGCTGGGTGCAGGGCAAGCTGACCAACCAGATGGGCGTCAACGAGGCGGGCATCCGTGCCAAGGCGGATACCGATACTTCCGAATTGCGCAAGAGCATCGCGGCGCAACAGCAGCAAGCCTACAACCAGCTCTACCAGACCGAGGATCCGACGGTCGCCGCCAACACCGCGTCCTCGTCGGTGGCTAATGCGCAGCTGACGCAGCCGAACGTCGGCGCGTTGGATGCCATGTTCAAGCCGATCGCGATCGGCCTCGGCTCCGCGATCGCGCCGGTGGTCGGTCAGTACGAAACCAACAGAGCACTCAATTCTTCTTCTGGCCGCGGCCAAGGGTCGCTGACAACGAGCAGCTAGCCACATGTGTGATCCAATCTCGATGATCGGCCTGGCCTTTTCGATCGGCATGTCCGTCTACAACATGCAGCAACAGCAGGAGATGGCCAACCAGCAGGAGAGCGCGAATGCGCAGTGGGTAGCCTACCAACGGCGTCAGTCCCAGGAGTTTCAGGCGCGCGACGAGGCGCTGCGCAAGAACGCCGAAGCTGGCCGCACTGGTGCACTCGATGAGCTGACCGCCAAGAAGCAGCAGGAGGCGCAAGAGAACGAAGCCGCGCGGCTGAAGGCATCGCTGACGCCGGAGCAGCTCGCCAACCAGGCCGAGGGCGATCCGAACGCGCTCGCGAGCGCGATGTTCTCCGGTCAGCAGAACGGCTCGAAGGAGATGCAGTCCGCGGTGCAGGGCCACATCCAGCAGGCCGCGATCGACGCCCGCAAGCGTATCGCCGCGCTGGCCGAAGTGCAGTCCTACGGCGGCAGCCAATACGGCCTGACCAATCGCGCCAACACGATCCTGAACGCGGCGGGCCAGGACATTCGCATGGCCGGCAACCAACGCGGCGGCCAGCTCGCGGCCTACAACGTCGCCAAGGCGGTCGAGCCGATCAAGATTACGCAGTACGGTGGTTCGGCCGCGGGCGGCCTCGCCGGCGCCGGCGCGCAGATCGCCGGCGGCGGCCTCGGCAACGCGATGGCCGGCAGCATGTGAGGAATGAACGATGGGCTCGATGAACGTATACGACGATGGCTCGCAAGGCTGGGGCAGCATCGGCTCGGGCTTCGCCAGCGCCATCATGAACGCGCCCGCGAAGGCCGCGGCGCAGCAGCACACGATCGAGACCATCAAGGACCAGCGCATCGCGCGCGAACGCGAGCAGCTCAAATGGGACGCCGCGCTCGCAGCCGCCAACGCCGTGCCCGCCGCAACCGTGCCGGCGGCTGTGGACCCGCGGCCCTATACGGCCGCGGACATCTCCAATCCGGCGGTGCTGGACGCGCCGCTGGCTGTGACAGACAGGACGTCCGGGATCCGCGGCGGGGCGGATGTCCCGATCGGGACATTCACCGACCCGCGGGAACTGGCGAAAGCCGAGGCGGACCGCAAGCTGGCCGTCCTCGGGCAACAGGCGGCGATCGTAAAGGACCCCAGTCACTGGGCGCAGCAGACCGCTTACGGCAACGTGGCGGCTGGCGGCGTGCCGGAGTCGGCGAAGGAGCGCGCCCGGCTGGACTTCCTGGCCGGCAAGGGCATGCCGACCCACCTCGGCGTCGACGAGAGCAAGTCGCCGGTCAAGAACTGGAACGAAATCGACCCGGAAACCAACCAGCCGACCGGGCGGCAGGTGGCGTCAACGAAAGCGCCAGGCCCCAACTATGTGTTGGGCTCGGCGCGGTCGCTGACGCCGGACAACAAGATCGAAAGCGTGCCGATCGCGCAGAACAATTTCCATCAGCTGGCGGACAAGATCCAGGCCAAGATCGCTGCCGGGCAGCCGATCTCCGATGTCGATCTGAACGCCGCGCGCGTCCTACGCGACGGCGGCTGGCAAAAGGAGATCAAGATCGAAAAGAACGCCGAGACCGGCCAGCCCATGCCCATCGTCACCTACAAGATTCCGCCGCCGACGGCGGGACCGGCGGCAGGACTGATGCAGCTGCTGGATTCGATCGATGGCAGGCCCGCGGCCGCGGCGCCACCGCCTCCCCCGCCACCGCCCCCGGACGCCGCTGGCGGCGGCGGAGCAGCCGCTGCTGCAGCCGTGCCGCCCGCACCGGCCGCGGTGCCGCCCGCACCGGCAGGCTCACCGCTGGTGCAGGTGCTGCCCTCGGTCGGCCCCGGCGACGTCCCCGCGGTCGTCAAGCGCTACACCGACATCCGGCAGGTCGATAACCTGGCGCAGGCTGCGTCGGGCTATAACTCGATGGTCGCCAACATGCCGTTCGATAACGCCGCGTCCGATCTTGCGATCATCATCGGCGCCGCCAAGACCCTCGACCCGCCCTCAGTGGTGCGCAACGAGGAAGGCAAGAACGTCTCCAAGACCGTCAGCGTGCTGGACCAATTCGAAGGCATGCTGAACCGCGCCACCGGCGGCGCCGGGCTCAACAAGCAAGCGCGCGCCCAGATTTGGAACATGGTGCAGTCGAAGCTGCAGCGCGACCGTGACGAGGTGGCCTCAATCCGCGAGCAGCACGCGGTGCAGATCAAGCAGCGCAACGCCGACCCGGAAGCCTATCTGCCGAAGATCCCGGAGCTGGTGCCAATCGACAACTCCATCATCAATTCCAAGGCGATCGACGCCAGCCAGCCCGGCGCGGGCGTTATCGCCGGCGGTGGTGCGCCGCGACCGGCGGTCACGCCGCCGCCGAATCAGCGGACGACACCGCCACCGCGTCGGGCATCGGATGATTTGCTAGGAGGCAACTGATGGCTGAAATCGACACCGTCGACAGTTGGCTCACCGAGAACCGCGACAAAAAAGGCACGCCCGAATTCGAGCAAAACCTGACCCGCTACCGTGAACTGCGGACGCAGGAAAAAGCCGGTGCAGCTCCGGCTACGGACACGCCGTTCAACCCCACCAGCGCCCGTTCGGCGCTGGCGGACAAGTTCGGCTCGTTCGTGAAGACTGCGGGCGAAGATACCGCGGCTAACCCCGGTGGCGTCAGCGCCACCACCGGCCGCGTCATCACCGGCGCGGCGACCGGCATCCCGGATCTCGGTATCGGGCTTTACAACGCCGGTGCCCGTGCCACCGGCAACCCGGATTCACAAGTCACACCACTCGGCCCGCAGGTCAACGCGGCTCTCGGCGGCGCGGATATGCCGGCAGACGCCGGACCGTTACGCAAGGTGCTGGAGGCTGGCGGCAGCGCGCTGGTCGGCGGCGGGGCTACTTCCATAGCGCGGGCCGCAATGGCAGCGCCGACGTGGGCGAGCGCGGCGCTGCCCAGCGTCGGCGCGCTGTTCAGCTCGACAGTGGCGCCTACCCTGGGATCATCCGGCGGCGCCAAGCTGGGCCAGATGGCCGCGCACAAGATGGGCTGGGATGAAGAGACCGGGTCGCTGATCGGATCTCTGCTGGGTGGTACGGCGTACCCGGCCGGGCGGGCCACTTACGATCAGCTGCGGCACGGCTACTACGCGGACAAGGCGCTGCCGAACGCGCCCGATATCGCCGCCGCAGCGGAACGGCAGGGCATCACGCCGTCGGCCGGAATGCTCGGCAATGACATCATCAAGAGCGCGGAAAAGAACTACAGCGGAGACCCCGGCGCGTCGAACTACACCAGCAATCTGCGCCGCGGCATCCGCGAGGATATTGGCGCCGTGATCGACCGCGCCGCAGAGGCACGCGGCTCCACCAATCCAAATCCGACGCCCGGTGATATCGGCTACGACGTCGCCCAGATCGCCCGCCTGGGCGTCGACGACGCCAACGCCCAAAGTTCGCGCGGGCAGCAGCAATTGATGACCCGGATCGGCCCGCGCACCGACACCGATGTTTCCGGCATTCTGGCGGCGATGGAACGAATTCGAAATCAAACCGACCCCGGCACCGCAGCGCCGATCGACGCGCGGGTCAACACGATGCGGCAGATGCTGCCGCGCGATCCCGAGGGCAACATCATCTCGACCGACGTGCCCTATGAGCGGGTCAAGGATTGGCGCACCAATTTGCGCGAGCGCAGCCAAGGCTACGACGCAGTGCCTGGTCGGTTTGCCAGTCAGATTTACGACGAAACCACCGGCGCGATGCGGGACGCCGGTGCCAGCCAAGGCGTGCCGCCCGGCTATTTCGACACCGTGCAGGGGCGCACCGCCAGACTCACCGGCGAGGGCGGCCCGGTGCAGACACTGGAACCGATCTCGGATGTGCGCGATCCGATGGCAGCTTTCCAGTATGTGCGACGGGGCGAGCAGGCTCCCGGCAACCTGAGGACACTGGAGGCGACGGGCAATCCGGCAGTCGGAGGGGCGCTCGGTGACTACATCAGGATGATGGCTAACAACACGATCAACACCGCCAACTCGCGCGGGCCGGTGAATTTCGCCAATCGGTGGGAAGGCATGACCCAAGGCGCCCGCGACGTTTTCGGCGGGCCGCAACAACCCGCGCTCAACGACGCGGCCACGCTGGCACGCGCCTACGACTATCCACCCAATCAGCTCGGAACCACCCGCATGGTCGGGAACACGGCCGGCCGGGCCGGCAACAGCATACTGGGGCCGGCGACCCTTGGCTGGCTTGCCGAGCACATCCAGCCGGGCGCAGGCGCTCCGGTTGCGGCGGCGTCCAAGTTCGGGATCGTGCCGATGCTCAACTATTTCCGCGCTAACGCCTTGCAATCGCCGGCTGTTCGTTCTGCCCTGACCGGCGGCGCGGCCCCGCCACTCCCGAATCTCGCGCCCGCCCTGTCGACTTCCGGCGTGCTGGCGGATCAACGCCGGCCGATTCCGAGGTAGCGTAATGGCTTACATGGACGAGCAAGCGCTGGAGCGCGAGAAGTCGAAGCAGGCCATGCTCGCGGGCAAGCAGCCGTTGCTCGGCGACGACACCACCCGCGCGCTGCATGCGCTCGGCGTCAATCTCGGCGTGGTCCCGCCCGGCACGCCGCCGAGCCAGATGTCGAACCTGCTGCAAAGCCTGGTCGGCCGACTCGGCAAGATCAACATCGACGCCACGACGCCGCTCCAGGTGGCGCCCGAGAAGGGCGGCCGGGCGCCGTCGACGACCGTCAACCAATACTCCGATGGCAGCGGTGACCTCGGCGCTACGCTGAAGGGGCTGCTCGACGCCGCCAAGGTGCCCAAGGGCAAGACGATCACCACGTCGGATGAGAAGACCGGCGCCGGGCGCAGCGACAGCGTCCGCGGTCAGAACTACGCGCGGCCGAAGTTGGGTGAGCCCGGCGCGCCGGCGGTGGCCGAGGCCATCCCTGGTCTCAAACCTGGCTTCGACGCCTCCAAGCTGCCGCCGGGATCACCGGCCGCGGTGGCCTACATGCATGAGAAGGCCCCTGGCGGCGCCGTTGTCGGTGTCGAGAAAGGCGTCGTCACCGGCGGCTACCAGAGCGACCTCCAGTACCTGGCCGAGCGCGGCGGCCACCACAGCAAGCTGGTCGACGGCAAGATCCAGAACGTGGCGCTCACAGACAAGGGCGCCTACAAGGATCTCGACCCCGAGCTGGCTGCCCGGCTGCGCAAGGCCGGCGAGGACTACGAAGCCGAGACCGGCAAGAAGGCCAGGTACGGCGAGTTCTCGCGCGGCGAGGACGTGCAGAAGATCTACCGCGACCGCTACGAGCGCGGCGGCGGCCTGGCCGCTAAACCTGGGCAGTCACGCCACCAGCACGGCGGCGCCGGCGACATCCCGTCCGGTGAATTCCGAGACTGGGCGGACAAGAACGGCGATCGGTACGGCGTCCATTTCCCGCTCGCCAACGATAAAGTCCACGTCCAGGTCAATCCGAAATACACCGGGCCGTCGCATCAGAAACCGGCCGGCCCGACCGTGCCGCCGATGGACACCAAGACGCCACCGGCGGCCGCGAAGGCGGACACCAAGTGGCCGGAGCCGACCGAGACCACACCCGCCGAGACGCTTCAGGCCGAGCCGCCAGCTGGCGTTCCGGGACCGCAGAGCAGTCTCGAGACGAAGGGCACCTCCACCTCTACCGACATCAGCGCCCGACGGCGGACCCCCGCGGCCGCAGCTCCTACCGAGGTGGCCAGCACCTCGCCGACCAGCCTGGTGCCCCCGGAGGTGCTGCCCGGCGGCCAGTCGAGCGCCGGAGGCGGCGGCGCGCTGGCGGACCAGCGCGCGCCCTACAAGGCCCAGGCCGACGCCAACCCGGCGATGCGGGAAACCATGGCCGCGATCATGATCGCCGAGAGCGGGACGCCGGAGGGCCGGCTCGGCACCGCGGAAGCCATGATGAACCGGGTCAACGCCAGGGGGCAGCCGTTCTCCCAGGCGATGGACCCTAACTACCATGCGGACTACATGGTCAAGGACAGGGCCAAGTTCGACGCCAGGCTGGCCGAGATCCGCAACAACCCGCAGCTCAAGGCCGAGGTCTACGCACTCCAGGATAAAGCGTTCGGCGGCAGCAATGTCAGCAACCTGGCCACCGACTATGCCTCCAAGGGCACGGCGGCGGAATCGCGGACCAACTCCACCCACACCTACTCCTCGCCGGACGGCCAGCATTTCTTCATCAAGGACCAGAGCCCCGGCGTGCACGGCCCCGGCAACGTCGCCGCGAACCAGAAATGGAAGGCCTCCACCGAGGCCGCGCTGAAGAGCCCGCAGACCAAGGTGGCCCAGGCCACCACGGCCGCGCCGCAGGACGTCGGCAGCTCGTCGGCAACGATGCGCGATGCCGTCCGCGGCTACCTCACCGAAAAGGGCGTGGCCGGTGCCGGTGGCGCCGGTACGGTTTCGACGGCAGCGCCCGCAGCGGCCGCCGAGAAACCCGCAAACCCGCCGACCGTGTTCGACAAGGGCGCGGCCGCGGTTCCGGTCGCCGGAGTCGGCGGCCTCCAGGAGGCCGACACCGAGGCCGCGACCACTGGTACCGCTACCATGGACGAGGGCTCGGCTGCCCTAAACGCAGTCAAACCGCCGGGGGCTGCACCTCCCCCGGCGGCAGCGGCGGCCCTGCCTGCGTCGCCGCAGCCGGCGGCGGCAACGCCGCCGGCACCCCCTCCGGCAGCAGCGGCGGCGGCACCCGCTCCGCGGCCGGCAGTCCCGCCACCGGCGTCCCCAGTTCCCCCACCGGTGGCGGCGAAACCTCCAGCGCCACCGCCGCCGCCGCCGAAGGCCAACCCGGCGAACGCCGCGCTCGATATGAAGCTGGGCGAGCTGGCGAAGGGACATCCAATGGGTTGGATGTTGCCCGAGAAGTACGCCAACATGACCCTGCACCAGGCGGTCACCGACCCGCAGATGGCATCCACGGTGCGGGGCTACATGACCAAGGAGAACCTGGCCAAGTTCGGAACGACCCCGCAGCAGTTCGACCAGGCGATCAAGGAACGCGCGGTCGGCAAGCGCAGCGACGCCGGCACCTCAGGCGCCACCGACATCAGCGCGCGGCGGCGTACACCCTTGGCGCCGCCCGGCCTGGAGGCCGGAACCCTCGACCCGGCCAGTCAGCCCGCGGTGCAGAACGCTGAAGGCGACATCTCGACCGTGCGCACGATCGGAATCGATGAAGGCGGCCGGAGCGTCAACATCCCGACGGTCCCCAAGGAGGGCGGTCGGATCATGACCAACGACGAGGCGGTCAAGCGCTACGAGGAGACCGGCAACCACCTCGGCAAGTACGACACCCGCGAGGAGGCCAGCGCGGCCGCCGAGGCGCTGCATCAGCAGGAAGCCCGGCAGATCAGCGAGCACCCGCAAGGCCAGCAGCCGCAGATCACGCCGGAGATGGCCAAGGCCTTGGAGAACGCCTTCAAGGACGAGGCGCGGGTGCCGCAGGCGCCGACCCCGCCCGAGGCATTGCCGGTGCAGCCGATCAACAACCTGCCCCAGGGCGTGCCCGGCGGGCCCGCTGGCAGCGGTCTGTCGCTGGCGCCTCCTGGCCTCAGCTCGATCCCGACCAACGCGCTGATGCCCGCGATGCCGGGCTCACAGGGCGGTTCGATCGCGACCATGGGCCTGGCGCCGCTGCCGGCGATCGAGCAGTCGACCTTCTCGACACCGCTGCTCGACACCATGGCGACCAACAACTCGATGTTCGGATCCTCCAGCCTGTCACCGATCTCGCCGACGATACTCGGCGGCTGGGGCTGGGGTGGCGGCAGCGGGTTTGGCGGCGGCAGCGGGTTCGATTTCGGCAGCGACTTCGGCGGCGGCGGCGGTTTCGACTTCGGCGGCGGCGGGATGACCATGCCCATGATGAGCGGCTTTGGCGGCGGTTAAAGACGCCAAAAATTTTTTCTGGATTTCAACTTTCGATGGTAACCTGGTAGGGTCAAGCGACCGCCCGATAATCTGGGCGGCCGCGTTGATCCGGTCTTCGAACTGGTCTCGGGTTTCAGTCATCGTGGGTAATTCGCACCTGGTTGAAATGGCTCCACAGCGCGACATACATTAACGTGACCAGGCCCGCGGTCACAGCTCCCGCCAGCAACGCCATCATCGGTTGGCTCCCTTCGACGGAACCGTGCTCGGGCTGCGGGTGAAATCGCCGTAGATCACCCGCTCGGCATTGTAGGCCGCGACTTCCTTCGCGCACGGCTCGTAGTTTACTTCGTGACCCTCGCACAGCATCAGCCGCAAGGTGACGCGCGTGGCGTCGAGGTACGCCTGCATTTCTTCAAGCGTCTTCATCGTGTCGCGCAGGACACGGAGGTCTTGTTCTCTCATGATTTTTCCAGAGGCTCCGCAGAATCGGCATCGTGCCGTTCGTTGTAGACACCGTACGTCAAATTTGCTGGGATGCAATGCTTGCAAACACAAATATTTTGGGATAAGGATAACTGATGCTGAATATCAACAAAGTTACCGACGTGGTCGACGCGCTAGGCGGCATACCACTCGTCGCCGAAATGACGGGGACAACTCGCAACGCGATCTACAATTGGGTTGCCAGCGGCCAGTTCCCTGCCGATACCTACCTGCTGATTCAGGCCGAACTGAAAGCTCGGAACCTGATCGCCCCCGATCACTTGTGGCCGATGCGCCAGGCGGTGCAGCCCAAGAAAAAGAATCGCGCAGCCAAGGTGTGATGACCTGCTGTCGATAGGCCACTGCGCGGAACCCTCCCCCGGTCCCACCGCGCAGTGGCCGCCCATCCCCAACCGAGAGGACTACAATGAACGACATGACTCCGATTCCGTCTCCCGCTGCCGAGCGCCAGGCTTCGGCCCTGATGGAGATCAAGCAGATGCACGACGAACTCAACGCGGCGAAGGCCGCGATCGCCCAATTGAAGGCGGACCTGCACCGCGAAGAAGACCGCGTCATCATGATGGTGGAAGAACGCGATCGTTATCGCCATGAGGCGCTGCGCTTTCGCAAGCTGCTGATGAAGCTTGTGATCCGGCACGCCAACGCCGCCATGATCCTGGAGGAAGCCAAGGAAATCGTTCAGGAGATTGACGAGATCGACGAGGCGCCGACGCCGCCGACCGCGGCGATCGAAAGGCTCGAAGCCGAATTCAAGGGAGGCTCGCAAAATGACGACAATGCATAGCCTGACCTTCATGGTCGACGGCGACAACTCGCTGCCGGAATCGTGGAAACTGTTCGCCGACACGCTGCAAAAAGCCGGCGCTGCCAGCGACCAGATCAACATGATGCAGCTGGCGTACTATCTCGGCGCGGCGCAGGTCTTTACCTGCGTCGAGGAGGTCGCCACCACCGACCGCGAGACCTTCAACGCCGCGATGCGGGAGATGCACAAAGACATCGACCAGGTATTGGAGCGCAGCCGTCGCGATGGAGGCCACGCATGAGCTGGAAAGCGGAAATC